GAGGCAACGCCGTGACAGTCGGCTTGGCGTCCGCTGCCGCCGCCGCGATCCTCGGCGTCTGGCGCGGCACCGCCTACGCCGGGGTGACCGCCTACTGCAAGCTGCACATCGGTGACCCGGGCGCGGCCGGGACTGCCAACCCGTCAGCGGTCACCACCCGCAACGCCGTCACCTGGAACGCGCCGTCGGCCGGGCAGATGACCCTGTCGGCGCTGGCCGCCTACTCGATGACCGCCTCAGAAACGATCACGCACGTGTCGCTGTGGGACAGCGGCAGCGCCGGGAACTTCCTCGGCTCCGCCGCGCTGACCGTGGCCAAGACGGTGTCGAACGGAGACACCCTCACCCTCAACACCCTCACTATCGCCTACACCCCGCTCGCAGGCTGACCGACCCCGTACCCGAGCCCTGGAAAGGGGGTGAACGACCGTGGCACCCAGCCTCATCGCGTCCTATGCCGTCTACTCGGCGGGAACCGACACCAGCACCCTGACCACACCGTCGTTCAGCCCCTCCGCGGGTGAGGTCATCGTCGTCAAGGCGACGACCTACGACACCAGCAACGGGATGGCGACGCCGACCGACTCGGCGTCTGCCCTGACCTGGACGCACGTCAACACTGCCGCGCCCGGTGGCTTCAACGGGTGGGCCGGACTCTGGGCGACCACGGTCGGGACCGCGCCCGGCTCGATCACGATCTCATGCGCGCCCGCCACCGGGACCGCGACCAGGCACAGCATGGTGGTGGAACGCTGGCACGCGGCCAAGCTCGCCACCACGCCCGCCACGAACGGGACCGTGTCCGGGTCCGGGACGACGGCGTCAGTCGGCATCACCACCACCGGGGCGCTGTCGGTCGTGTCCTGGTGCATGACCGACGAGGGCTCGAACGACCCGGCCAACTCGACCTACCTGAGCGGCGCGACGCAGGACGGCCTGTACGACGGCCACGTCGGCAGCAACTCGGTGCAGTACTTCGCCTACCAGTCCGCCAACGTGGCGGGCTCGCAAACCTTCGGTATCACGAACACCGGCACTGTGAAGTGGGCCGCAGTCGGCGTCGAGATCTTGAACGGGTCGCCGATCGGCGACGTCACCGAAACCTTCACCTTCTCAGCGACCGCCGCAGGCTCCAACGCCGCCGTCAGTGGGGCGACCGAGACCTTCAGCCAGACGGTGACGGCCTCGGCGTCGAACGCCACCAGCAGCGGCGCGAGCATGGCGACCGGCGTTGCGATCACAGCGTCTGCCCAGCTCGGCTCGTCCGGCCAGCAGCAGGGCTCCTGGTATCAGCTCCTCGACATCCGGCGGCACGCCCGCCAGGAGTTCGAGTACTACGCCAACCAGCCGCCGACGGCGTGTCCCAACGACGGCGAACCGCTCCTACCTGGCCCCGCGTCGGAGCCCGGCATCTGGTTCTGCCGCTATGACGGCTGGCAGTACCCGCGCGACTGGGTACGGCCCGAGCCGCCTCCCGGCTTGTTCGACGGCGCGGCAGACAGTCCCGGCGGATCCTGGGCGGGGCTGCCATGAAGTCACCAGCGGCCAAGGGCCACACGAGCAAGCACGCGGGCAGCGGTAAGCACGCTGGCTCCAAGAAGCACACCCCGAGCAAGGCGCAGAAGGCGGCCGAGAAGAAATGGCAGCAGGCTGGAGCCGCCGCACGCCACGCGGCGACCGTCGCCCGTCACGCCGGCCACGCCAAGCCGTCGAAGTGGACGCCGAACGACACGGTGGCGTGCTGCGCGGCCGAGGCCCTGGCCGCCTCGTTGCGGCTCACCGGCCGGAGGGTCACCGACCGGGACGTGCTCGATCTGTACTGGCGGACGGCCGACTATCCGGACGCGGGCGCGACCATCGAGGCGACGATCCGGGCCGCCGCGGAGTACGGTCTCGCCGGAGTGCGGCCGGTCGACGCCCGTCTGGCCCTCGATCTGGCGTCCGGTGTGATCCTCGGTCTCGAACTCGCCGAGCGGCACGCGGTCACCCTCGACGGGTGCGGCGTGTGGACATGGGGCGCGTGGCGGCCGGTGTCGCATGGCTTCCTGGCCGCCTGCGATGAGGCGTGGGTGGTCACATGGTCGTGACCAGGCCCACCTACGCCACCCGGGAAGAGGTGAAGCGGGCGCTCGACATCAAGGAGACCGCGAGGAACAACGCCCAGATCGACCGGGCGATCCAGTCGGCGTCGCGGATCATCGACAAGCACCTGCACCGCGTGTTCTACCCGACCGATGGGACGAAGTACTTCGACTGGCCGAACTTCCAGTACGCCTACCCATGGCGGATCTGGTTCGACCAGTGGGAGCTGGCCGCGCCCGCTACTTCGGTCATGACCGGAACCCAGGCGATCCCGGTCAACACGATCAACTTCGAGCCGATCAACAGCGGGCCGCCGTACACCTACCTGGAGATCCAGCGCAACACCAGCTACGCCTTCGGTGTTTCCGCCACCCCGCAGCGGGACGTGTCGATCACCGGCACCTGGGGGTACTGGACCTCGACCGTCCCGGCCGGGACGCTCACCGCCGCCGTGTCGTCGGTCAGCTCCACGGCCGTCCAGGTGTCCAACGGCGCGCTCGTCGGCGTCGGCGATCTGCTCATCGTGGACGGCGAGCGGATGCTGGTGCAGGGCCGGGCAAATGTCGACTCCGGCCAGACCAATCTGAGCGGTGCGACGACCGCCTCGGCGTCCGACGTCGGTATCACCGTCACCGACGGCACCCAGCTCGCGGTGGACGAGGTCATCCAGATCGACTCCGAGCGGATGCTCATCGTCGACGTCACGGCCAACCTTGTCACGGTGAAACGCGGCTGGGACGGGACCGTGTTGGCCACCCACACCGCCGGGACGCACATCTACGCGTCGCGGTCCCTCACGGTGGCGCGCGGGCAGCTCGGCACGGTCGCGACCACCCACACGCTGGGTGCGGCGGCCAGCATCAGCGAGATCCCCGCGCCGGTGAAGGATCTGGCGGTCGCCGAGGGCGAGGTGCGGGCCATCCAGGAGACCGGCGGCTACGCCAACCCGCAGGGTGAGGGCGGCGGCGCGATTCACGGCGTGGGCACGGCACTCGCGGACCTGTGGGACGAGGCCATGACCGCGTGCGGGCGCAAGAACAGGAAGCGTGTCATATGAAGACATGTGGACTGTGTCGTATGGCGAAGCCCCTTGAGGAGTTCTATGCCAATAGGACGGCGTCAGACGGACTTCATAGCCGTTGCAAGCCGTGCGCCCGGCAAGCCTCCAGGGACTCCTATCACCGCAATCGTGAGGTCGAACTCGCCAAGAGGCTCGATCGGCGTGCAGTCATTCTCGCCGAGCGCTATGCCGAACTGGATGAGCTGAAAAGCGTTCCCTGTACCGATTGTGGCGGTCGGTTCCCGGCGATCTGCATGGACTTCGACCACGTCAGGGGCCAGAAGCTCGGGAACATCTCGATGATGGTCCACCAGCGTAAGGCGTGGCCCCTCGTGCTCGCCGAGGTCGAGAAGTGCGACGTTGTCTGTTCGAACTGTCATCGCGTAAGGACAGCGGCGCGGGGTTCATGGAAAAGGCGGGTGATCTGATGGGCGACGTCCAGGTCAAGGCACACGGGCCGCTGTTCGACGGCCGCGCCGAGGCCGAAGTCGCGCGGTTCCTGGACGAGGCGAAGGAGATGGTGGCCGAGGCGGCGAAGAAGGCCGTCGACCGGAACCTGGAGAAGTCGATCCGGCACCCCGGCAGCCCGCCCTACTACCAGTCGCAGATCAACGTCGCGACGAAGGACCGCAACCCGGTCGTGAACGACGCCGGAGTGATCTACGGCTGGTGGCTGGAAGGTATCGGGTCCCGCAATGCGCCGGTCACCAAGTTCGCTGGTTACCACTCCTTCAGTCGCGCCGAGCATGAGGTCGACGTCGCCCAGGACGCCATCGTCGGCCCGGCGCTCGTCCGCCTCGTTGCGAGGCTGCAATGAGCCTTGACGCGACCGGCCTGTTCAACGCCCTGGTGTCTCACGCGCAGAGCCTCGGGCTGTTCGACCACGTCAACAGCCACGAGGGCAAGAACGCGCCCGGCAAGGGCCTCACCTGCGACATCACACTCGGCTCGGTCGGACCTGTTCCGGCCGCGAGCGGTCTGGCCGCTGTCTCCGGCCGTGTGGAGTTTCGGGTACGGATCTTCACCACGGCGTTGCAGCAGGACTACGACAGCATCGACCCGACCGTCCTGTCCGCCGTTGACGCGCTGTTCGCCGCCTACTCCGGCGCGTTCACGCTCGGCGGCACCGTCCGCGACATCGACCTGCTCGGGCAGCACGGTACCCCGCTGCGGGCCGATGCGGTGTGGGTGAAGTACGCCGACGGCCAGTACCGGGCCGCACAGATCACAGTGCCGATCATCATCAACGACCTGTGGAACGAGGTGGCATGAACGCGCCCGTGATCATGGTGAAGAAGGTCGGCCACGACACGACCGTCTTCTGGTACCGCACCGTCAAGGACGCCACCACCAACCGGGCCGTCCTGTCGGCCAGCCCGCGCGGTGTCCACGTCGAGGGCGGCGTCCACCTCACCAGCGTCCCCAAGAAGTGGATCGAAGCGGCCACCACAGCCTACGAAGCCCTGAAAGCCGCCCCGTACGCCGACATCTCCCACCTGGCCACCCACCGGCACGGCGGCGTGTCGAACGGGCCCATCGAGAAGATCAAGGAGGCGTAGGCCATGACCAAGCAGACCGGCCTCGGCGACAACCTCTACTACGGCGGCTACGACATCAGCGGTGACGTCGGCTCACTCTCCAAGATCTCCGGCAGTCAGGCCGTTCTGGACGTGACCGGGATCAACAAGTCCGCGCACGAACGCATCGGCGGCCTGCGGGATGGTGGGATCGACTTCTCTGCGTTCTTCAACCCGGGCCCGAGCGCCAACGCCGCCCACCTGGTCCTGTCGCCCCTGTCCCGCAACGACGCCCAGGCCGCCTACTTCCACCAGCCGTCTCTCGGCGGCCCGGCGGCTGCCTGTGTCGCCAAGGAGATCGACTATCCCGGCACTCGCGGCAACGACGGCTCGCTGACTTTCGCCATCAGCATGCAGGCCAACGGATTCGGGTTGGAGTGGGGCAAGCAGCTCACGGCCGGGAAGCGCACCGACACCGCGGCGACGAACGGGTCCTCGATCAACGACGGCGCCGCCACCTCGTTCGGGTTCTCCGCCTATCTCCAGATGTTCGCGTTCACCGGCACCGACGCAACGGTCACCATCCAGGACTCGGCGGACAACGCCACCTGGGCGAACGTGACCGGCGGCAGCTTCGCCCAGATCACCAGCAGCACCCCACAGGCGCAGCGGATCGCCACCTCCAACACTGCGACGCTGCGGCAGTACGTCCGGGTGATCACCACCACCGTCGGCGGTTTCACCAACCTTCAGTTCGCGGTCATGTACAGCCGCTTCCCGATCGCCGGAGTTGTGTTCTGATGACCTCCACCATTCCGACCCCCGATGGGCAGCGGATCGCCCCCGAGCTGCCCGCGAGCGCCTTCACCACCTACCAGATCGTGTCCCCGATCCGCACGCACTTCGGGCCCGCGACCTGCGAGGCGGTGAGCTGCCCCAACTTCCTGCACGGGTTCGCGATCATCCTCACCGAGCAGGGCAGCGCCGAGCACGCGCGAGCCGCTCACTACATCCGCCATGACCGGCTCCGCAAGCACCTGGAGACGCGGACGGAGGACGGTCTCGTCCGGTTCGAGTTCCAGCCCGGACAGATCTGCTTCGCCGCCCAGAACGGCACCTGGGACGCGGCCACCCCACAGCACAAGACGCGGCTCGACCGGGACGAGCTGTACTTCCGCCGCCCTGGCGACTGGCGTGGCAACCCGACCGGCGAGCGGCCCTACCAGCACAAGCGACCGGAGCACTGGGTCGAGGACTTCGCCGAGAACCAGGACCGGCTTTCCAGCCTCATCAACAAGGGATAGGTGACCATGAGCAAGCAATCGGGCCTCGGCTGGACCACTCTCACGGTCGCGGACGCAGCCTCGACCGCGCAGGACCTCCGCAACGACATCACCAACCTCACGTTCGCGACCCCGCGAGGTGTGCAGGACGTCACGGGTATCGACAAGTCGGCGCACGAGCGGTTGCTCCTGCTCGCCGACATGACGATCACGCTCAACGGCGTTTACAACCCCGGCGCGACCAACTCGCATGAGGTGTTCTCCACCATCTCGTCCACCTCGGTGAACCGGGCCACGACCATCGTCGTCGGCGGCAAGACTCTCGGGCCAGCCAACTTGATCTACACCGACTACACCCTCACCCGCGCGGCGGCCGGTGAACTCACCTGGTCGGCACCTGGCCAATTGGCTGATGGAAATGTCCCAACTTGGTCTTAACAATACATTTCGGTAAAGTCCAAGTATGGCGAGAACGAGAAGAGCCAATCCTGGACCCCCCGAATGCCACCCTGACCGGCCGTATCACGCCAATGGCAAGTGCCAGCTCTGCTATATGCGGGACTACGACGCAGCTCGATCCGAGAAGCGTCGGCAGGAGAAGAGAAAGGATCCCAGTGAGTACGCATCGAACTACCGGGTTCCGCCAGTCACTCCTGCTCGCGTGCCAGACTGTCATCCCGACAGAAAGCACTACGGTCACGGTTTCTGCCACGCCTGCTACCAGAGGGCCAAGCGAGACGGAAGACTCCCGGCCACGCCCGCGAAGTGCCACCCCGACAAGCCCGCACTGGCCAAAGGACTGTGTCACCAGTGCTACGCCGCAAAGAAGTACTGGAACGACCCCGAGAAGCACAAGCAGATGGCCCGAGATTCTCACGCGGCGGCCAGAAAGAAACTTCGGGACGAGCTCGTTGAGGCGTACGGCGGCGTGTGCGCCTGCAAGAACTGTCCTGAGACGAATCCGGCGTTCCTCACGCTGGAGCACGTCAACGGGGACGGCAGGCAGCACCGAGCCAAGGTCGGCAGCCATTCCTATGCGGACCTGCGGCGTCGTGGCTGGCCGCAAGAGGGATACACGCTGCTCTGCTGGAACTGCAACGCGATGACTCGGGGTGGCCGAGCCTGCCCCCACGAACAGAAGGAGTAGCCGATGGGCTACAAGCGCCAGCGGAAGGTCTTCAAGCTGGTCTTCCGAGAGGGCGACCTGGACGGCCTCGTCGTCCACGCCCGTTCCA